AAGACTTCGTCATCTTCGAGCGCATCATGGACAGCCGGTATGGCAACGCCGCCACCGTCGCCAGGGAAGGCGCGACCACGCTCATCGAAGAATGCAGCGAGATCGGCCTCCACTTCACCGCCGCCCCGGGGGACGGCATCGCCGAAGGCGTCACCATGATTATCAACTGGCTCAGCTACGACGACAGCCAGCCCATCGGCGCCCTCAACCAGCCGACCCTGTATGTCACGAGCAACTGCAAAAACCTCATCTTCGCCTTGAGCCAATACACGGGGACGGGCCCCAAAACCTCCGGAACAAAAGATGCAATCGACGTCCTGAGATACCTCGTCCTCAGCGGCGCCAGCTACCACGACAACACCGACCTCAGCTTCCAACCCCTAGGCAGCTACTGAAAAGCTGAAATCTGAAATGCTGAAATCTCAAATTTCCAATCTCCAATCCCCAATCCCCAACTGCCAACTGAATACTGCCAACTGAAAACTGTTCCATGACCAAACACCTATTGAAACGCGCAGACATCCTCGAATGGCTGCAAATCACCCCCGCCACCTACCGCAAGTGGTTAGAGAGCGGACTATTAAAACCCGTCAAACTCCGCGGCATAGCCAAGAAATGGTTCCGCCGCACCGACATCATCAAAACCCTACAACTAGAAGAAACCCTATGAGCGACACGCCACAAACAAACGCATTTATTGAATCTCTCCACGACGATTGGGATGTGGAGTTTGCCAGCTTAACGGCACATGCCAAAAAACTTCAGCGCGAGCGCGACGCCCTCAAAGAGCTGTCGATCCAACTAGCCAAGGAACTCGTCTCCAAATGCTCCGACCCTGTGCACAAGCATCAAGTCTCTCAACTGCAAGAGGTTGAAGACTACTTCAAGTATCGCCCGCAGACCATGTGCACGTCCGGTCCTGCCAACTGCTAACTGCCAACTGAAAACTATGCGAAGCATCTTCACCCGCAAAATCCAACTCAACGTCCCCACGTTGACCGACCAAGAAAAGCGCGGCGCCCTGGCCGTCCCCGAAAGCACGCCGCTATGGGCCGCCATCATAGCCATCATCGACGAGCACATCCTCGACGCCCAAGCCATCGTCAGAGCCCCCCAAACCGCCCAACAACCCCCATTGTTAGCCCACACCGCCGGCGGCCTAGACGCCCTAGCCAGCCTCAAAGAAGACCTAGCCGCCCGAAGAGCCGACGCCCTCGCCAGCCCCGAATCCCTCTAGGGTAGGGCGGGGCCTCCGGACCCGCCGGCGATGTGGATAGAAAAGGCAACAGATAACAAAAAGTAATGCGTCTTTGTGATCGCCGCGGCGACCGCCTGCCTTTACTCCATGCTCCCTGCTCCATGCTCCATGCTCGGAGCAATGCGCTAATTGATGCTACTTCGTGCGCGTTGCAGTCCGTTCCGCCGCCATCCCCTCGCAATTCCCCCGCCGCCCCCGCATTGATCCCGGCGCATGGATCAAAGGCAACGCGTCAAAAACAAGTCAAAGCATGGCGTCGCCACTGCTCTCCGGATCTATTCCACGGACGGCCCCGCTCCTTCATCTATGCACCGGGAAATCGCGCAGGTAAGCGGTCACATTCAACCCACTGCGCCTTCCCCAACCTAAGCGCATGCCCAAGAAGAAAGCCGACAAAAAGCCGTCGATCCTCGTCGTCTGCTCCGATCTGCACTGCGGCAGCACCGTCGGCCTCATGCCGCCCGACAGCGAGAACCTCGCCGGCAACACCATCAATTTCGGCCGGAACTATCATCAGCGTTGGTTGTGGGAGTGTTGGCAAAACGCCCTCAGCCAAGTCGCCACCATCGCCGGCCCCGACCCCTACGCCGTCCTGGTCAACGGCGACGCCACGGAGGGCATCCATCACCGGAGCCCGGAAGTCGTTGCCAGCTTAATCGAAAACCATTGCGCCATGGCCGCCGAAGCCCTCAAGCCGCTCACCGCCAAAGCCGCCGCCACCTTCGTCGTCAAAGGCACCGAATGTCATACCCACGACGTCGAGAGCTACCTCGCCAGACTCATCGGCGCCCGAGACGAAGTCGCCCGCGACAAGTGGCTCATCAACATCCACGGCTGCGCCATCGACGCCACCCACCACATCGGCGCCACCTCCCGCGCCTACCTCGAAGCCAGCGCCCTTTCGATCACCCTCGGCAACGCCCGCCTCAACTCCGTCCGCGCCGGCCACCCCGTTGCCCAAGTCTACCTCCGCGGACACCGCCATTGCGGCGGCGTCTACAGCGACGGCAGCGGCATGATCGGCGTCACCGGCGGATGGCAATTCTTGACCCGCCACGGCCACAAAGTCGTCCCCGACAGCATCCCGCGTCCCAGCCTGCTCATCCTCGACTGGCGCGGCAAACCCCAAGGCGCCCTCCCAAGCCCGCATCACATCTTCTACAACCCCCCGGCGCCCAAAGTGACCCATCTATGAGCAAAAAGTCCAAGATCACCGCCGAGCAAATCGAATCCTCGCTCGCCCAATTCATCACCGAGCTCAAGAAAAGCCCCGTGAAGCTCGATCATGTCCCCGCCGGATGGTTCACCGTCGCCCAGCTCGCCCAAGAAACCGGCAAATCCATCTGCATCACCAGCGAACGCGTCCGCAAAATGGTCAAAGACGGCGCCGCCGAACGCAAGGACTACATCATCCAACTCGAACAACGCGCCCGCGCCGTCCCCCACTACCGCCTCACCCCCCGGTAGGGACGGCTGGCCCAGCCGTCCGCCCGCCGCCATGCAGCACCGCTTCCGCATCGCCAGCCGGTCATGGCCCTGGAAATACGTCCGTTTGAAAGGCAAAGCCGACGGCTACGCCTTCACCCCTGAGCCCGGCGACAACAGCTCCGGCCACCGCATCCTGATCGACCGCCGCCTAGTCGGCCGCAAACGCCTGAGAGTCGAACTCCACGAATTCCTCCACGCCGCCTTCCCCGACATGGCAGAGGAAGTCATCGACCAAAGAAGCCGCGAGCTAACGACAATTCTCACCGCCCTAGGTTACAAGCGCAAATGAGCACCTGGCTCATCGCCAGCGTAGGCATTGTCTACTTTGTCATAGGCGCCGAGATGGCATGGACCGGCCGCTACGCTCTCATGCTCGTCTGGTGGGGCTACGCCCTGGCCCAAATCGGCCTCTGGCAAGTCTCCCGCTGACATTGTAGCGGCGGACTATGTCCGTCGGTGCCTTTCCACCGAAACACCGCCCCACCGAAACACCGAGGGAATTAAGGCTAATTCGCGCTACTTCGCGTCAGTTCGTGCGAGTTGCAACGCACCCCCATAGCAATTCCTCCACCGGCGCCGTAATTCCCCCTGCATGCGCAGGGACTTCTTGATTCACCCCGCACGCACGGCCCACACGCCGGGCAACCCGAATCCTGCCGGGACTTGGACCCACTAACCATGGCAACAGACACCACCGACAAGGTGCAAACAACCGGTCCGGACGTCACCGACATCGACTTCGCAGACATCGCCGAACATCTCGGCGTCCAGTTCGCCAAGCCGACCACCGCGACAACCGAGCCAGACGCAGAAACCAGCGGAACCGAAGCAGCCGACGAAGAGCCAGACTCCGAGCCAGCCGCCGAAGAATCCGGGGACACCGAAGAAAAAACCGACGAGACCGACGCCGAGCCATCCGACGAGGAAGGCGAGGGGACCGACGAGGAAGCCAAGGCCGAAGAGCCCGAAGCTCCGACAAAGGTTCAGCAACGCATCGACAAGCTCACCGCCCAAAAGCGCGAAGCCCTCGAGCAGCTCGACGACCTCAAGGCCCAGCTCGAGGCAGCGAAAGCCGCCGCCGACGCCAAGCCACCGGTCATCATCCAGGACCCCGCCAATCCGCTCAGTTCTTTCACAGACGCAGCCGCCCTCGAGGCGGAGATTGCAAAGGCCCAAGCGGTCCTTGATTGGACCGACGACCACCGCGACGGCGGCACGGTAACGGTTGCCGGCGAGGAGAAGTATTACGACTCCGAAGCCGTCAAACAAATCCGCGCCAACGCCCGAGCCCTGGTCAAAGCCGGCCCACGCCAGCAGGAATACATCCGCGTCCGCGAGCAAACGCTCCCGGAAGCCAAAGCGTTCTATCCCGAATTCTTCCAGAACGGGACCAGCGCCCATCAATTCCTCCAGGCCACGCTCAAGCAATATCCGACCATCGTCAGTTTCCCGAATTGGGAACTCATCGTAGGCGACGCGTTTGCGGGACAACAACTGCGCATGGCACGTGTCGAGCAGATGCAAAAGCGAGCATCCGCCGACAAGACCAAGAAAGCACCGGCGACGAAAGCGGCGGCCACCGACAAGGTGCCGAAAACCCCGACTCCGAGCGCCAGTCCCAAAGTATCTGCATCATCGAGCGCGGCCCTGCGGCAAAAGGCCGACACCGCGCTCAAGGCCCGAGGCGATCGCAACGCCCTCGAAGCATTCATGGAAAGCATCGTGTGATGCATTTCCAACCAAGATTCCAAACCAACATTTAGAAAACCAACTACAATGGCTGAACTTCTCATTACCAACCAGGTGGGCGCACGCGAGGATCTCGCGGACCTCATCGCGGTTGCGGACCAAAAGAGCACTCCGCTGCTCTCGATGGCCAAAAAATCCAAAGACCCGACCAACCCGCTTTTCAGCTGGCTCGTCGACGCAATGAACGAGCCCGTCCTCACCGGCGTGCTCTCCAACCAGGACGCAACCACGTTCTCCAACCAGGCTGCCAACCGCGCCCGCCTCTACGGCCGCATCCAAAAGATGTGGCGTCTGCCCAAGGTCGACGACCTCGCCGAGTCCGTCTCGGATGTCGCCGGCATCGGCCGCAAACGGGAGATGGCAAGAAGCGTAACTCGGAGCCTCCAGGAATTGGCTCGCGATTTAGAGTCGGTTTTCTGCTCCGACCAGGACAGCACCGAACAATCCGGCACCACCCCCTTCAAAACTAGGGGCCTGGGTAGCTGGATCAGCAACTCAGCGCAGAGTGATTCGGCCACGGCCGTTCCCGCTGCCTACCGCACACCCGCTGCCTCCATCACCACGACCGCGACCAACAGCATCACGGATGGCACCATCCAGGCGCTGCTTCAGTCGCTCTACGAACAGTGTGGAAAAAACAAGAGCTACACGCTCTTGTGCGGACCCACGCTGAAACGCCGCTTCACCGGCTTCCAACAGGTCCAGTTCGGCAGCACCAACACCGGCGCCACCGTCCGCCTCTTCAACCAGGATTCCGCCGACCTTAGCTACACGGCAAAGGTCGATCTGTTTTCTGGCGACTTCGGCGACTTGGCCCTCACACCGTCCCTATTTCTGGCTAAAGACCAAGTCACAGCTTCCCAGCTGCGTCGCGGTTACCTGCTCGACATGGACGGCGTCAGCATCCGCTACAACCGCCGTCCGCGCTATATGCCCTTGGACGACGCCGGTGGAGGCCCCCGTGGCATCGTCGACACGATCGCTGCGCTCCAGGTCGATA